CGGGGTCAGCACCTATTACTCCGGTCAATAGTGGAGCTAGGTTAGATATTGGTATTGATATACTAGACCGATATAGAGATCAAATAATGAAAGCATTCCATGTTGATAAGCTTATGCGTCAACGAAAGAATGAAAGACAAACAGCATATGAGATTAGCGATGATCGAAATGAGATGCTGGCTATGATGAGTCCAATGTTGGCTCGTTTACAAGTCGAGTTATATGGTCCTATCCTAGATAGAACTTTCGAGTTAATGGCGAAAAATGGTCGTATTCCAGAACCTCCTGAAGAGTTACAGGGCTTAGACCTTGAAGTTAAATATACGTCACCAGCAGCTAAAGCTCAACAAGGGGCAAAAGCTCTAACTACCCAAAGATACATTGAATCACTAGGACTATTAGCTCAAATGAGTCCAGAAGTCTTAGATGCAATTGATGTAGATGTTATAGCCCAATCTCAAGCGGTATGGATGGATGTTCCAGTGGATGTTACTAGAACACCTGATGAAATTAATAAGATCCGACAAGACAAAGCAGAGATGGAGGCTAGACAACAGGGAGTAGATAATGCTCCACTAGAAGCAAGAGCCGTAAAGGATATGGCTCAGGCTAGACAGATTTCAGCCAACACACCAGTATGACGTTAGAAGAAAAGCTAGAAGAATATAACCAGTTAGAAGAAGAATCCAAAGCAATTAGATCACTCTTCAAGGGACGTAACAGTAAAGCTGCTATGCGTTTCTTGGAGAGGATTGGCTTCTGGAATAAATCAACCTACGTTCATGGTGATCCACATGGGACATCTATAAACGAAGGAAATAGACAAATAGTTTTGAAGATCAAAGAGATTGCTAAAATGTCCGAGATGGAGATTGAGCGTTTCTATGAGAACAAAAGAAATAATCTAAAAACCAGAATAGGTAAGGAAAATGGAAGAAGCACCAACACCAGTATCGGAATCAACGCCTGAAGCACCAGTGGCAGCAGAGTCATCTAAGACTATCTTAGAATCTGCACCACCAATAACAGACTTCAGAAGTGAAATTCAACAAGAATATATGTCATCCCAAACCGTTGCTAACGCAAAGTCAGTCAATGACTTAGCAAAGCAAGTTGTTAATCTTGAAAAGGTTATGGGTAAACCAAAGGTTGAATTACCACAAGAGAATTGGAATGAGCAGAATTGGAATGAGTTCTATAATAAAACAGGCAGACCAGAAACAATTGAAGGATACCAAGCACCATCAGTTGATGGATTCCAGTTTTCAGAAAATGACCAAAAGACGCTATTTGAATCATTCCATAAATCAGGGATTTCTCAGAAACAGGCATCAGATATTATGCAGACCTTGGCTCAAAGAGAGCTAAATATGGCAGATCAAATTAATCAGAAATTTGAAACCAATGAAGCTGCTGCTAAAGAAGAACTTGCAAAGCGGTGGGGTGATAACTTTGAGATGAATCAACGTCTAGCTGCCACAGCATTAAGAGAAACAGCAGATGCAGATGCATTTGATAGACTCAATGAAAAATTCGGAAATGATCCAGATTTCTTAGACATTATGAGCAAGATGGGTAATAAGATGATGGATGATACAGAATTTAAATCTAATCTGCAATCTAATACAATGACTAGCGATATTGTAGCTAGATCAGAGATTGACCAGTTGAAATTAGATGGAAATTTCCAAGGTGCTTTATTGGATGCTGGACATCCCGGACATAAGGCAGCATTAGAGAGATGGAGTAAATTGCATCAAGCAGCATATTAATAGAGAGGGGCTAAACGCCCCTTTTTTATTTGACATTCATTCTCAATCTCATTTTATTCTCAATTAGACTTGTCCTCACTATATATGTGAGCCAACTCAAGATTGTCCTGTCATTGGGGTAGCATTCTTCGGCAAACGGAGGATAGCAAGCTACAAACCAGTAAATATAATTTAATCAGGATATATAAAAATGAGTAATCAAGTTACAACTTCGTTCGCTCAACAGTATTCTGCGAATGTCGAGTTACAATTCCAGCAAATGGGATCACGTTTACGTAAATACGTAACCGAAGATCCAATGGGTGCTGAATATAAATACTTTGACCGCATTGGAACTGTTGCAGCTAAATTAAAAGGCGCACGTCATGGCGATGTATCATATAGCGATACACCACATTCTCGTAGACGTGTAACATTTGAAGATTTCTACCATGCCGATATGATCGACAAGGAAGATAAGCTTCGTATGTTAATTGACCCAACTAGTGAATATGTTCGCACAGCAGTATATGCTTTAGGTCGCAAAATGGATGAGATCATCCTTGATGCTGCTTTAGGAACTGCTTATAGCGGAAAAACTGGTTCATCAGCAATTACTTGGGCTACTGCCGGAACAAATCAAACTATTGCTGTTAACTATGTTGAGTCTGGAACTGCTGCTAACTCTCACTTAACTATTGCTAAACTTCGTGAAGCTCTACGGATTCTTGAATCTAATGAAGCTATCATGGAAGGTGAGCCACTAGTATGTATCTTAAATGCTAAAGCTAAAAATAGCTTATTGCAAACTACTGAGATGACTTCTAGTGACTATAACACTGTTAAAGCTCTAGTTGGTGGTCAGCTAAACACTTTCCTTGGCATGGAGTTCTGTCGCACAGAGCTAGTTCGTCAAGATGGTTCTAGCTATGATCGTGTTATTGTTATGCCTAAGTCTGCAATTAAGATGGCTGTAGCCTCTGACATTTCAGCCAAGGTTGAGCAAATTCCTCACAAATTCTACAACTATCAAGTTCTTGCCGAAATGTCTGCTGGTGCAGTCCGTATGTGGGAAGAAAAGATCGTTGAGATTAAATGTGATCCATCATAATAATTAGGAGGTAAAATAATATGGCTACTACAAAATCAGCTACTCTTACATTGATGGATGCAACTCCACGCTTACGCTTAGAGAGAAGTATTATCAATGCAAAATCACGTGTCTTTGCTGACACCGTATCAGTTGCAGCAGCAGACTTTGATGCAGATGGTGACATTGTTTATGTCGCTGAAGTTCCATCAAATGCTAAAATCATATCCATTAAGTTGTTTAATGATGATCTTGACTCAGGAACAGACACAGCACCAAACGTAGGTATCTACAACGGAGCTACTAAGTTTACTGATTCAAATGCTACATCTTATGCAGCAGATGGGTTGATTGACGAAGATGCTTATGCTTCTGCGATTACAACTCTTCAAGCAGCTAACACTACTGGTGTAGAGGTTGCATTTGAAGCAAGAAATATCAACGCTATCGACAATTACGTATGGGAAGATGCTGGATTACCAGAAGATCCCGGAGTAAATCTACGAATTGCACTTACACAAACTGCTACAGTTGCAGGTGCGCAATTAGGAGATATTACCGCAGTTGTTGAATATGTTGAAGAATAATTTTCCTTTAACAGAGGATTCTAACTAAACTGGTGTTAAAGGGGCATAAGACTTGTATTTTATGCCCCTTTTTCTTACATTATAGATTATGGCAAGTGCAACAAGTATAGCGAATGGAGCGTTAATTAAGTTAGGACAAGACTTAATCAATGCTATTACCGACACAAATAGCAAGGCAGCACGTATTTGTAATGAGCGATTGCCTAATGCTAGACAAGTAGTATTAAACTCAGCACCTTTTAATGGTAGCGTAAAACGGGTAACGTTAGCCTCTACAGTTAATACTCCTGAGTTCTTTTACACAAATGAATTTCAATTACCTTCAGATTGCTTAACTCTTATTACAGTTGAGCCACAATACAAGGACACAGACTACGCACTAGAAGGTGATAAGATATTATACTCAGGAACAGAGCTTAATATCATATATGTTGCCGATATTGCTAATGATTACAATAAAGTTGATCCATTAGTGCAAGAAGCTATTAGCGCATATTTAGCAAAAGACATTGCATATATTATCACTAACGATAATCAGACAGCTAATAGAATGGAAGAGATATACGAAAGAACTCTCCGTAAAGCTATTTCAAGAAACAACAAGCAACTCAAAAGATTAACTTTTGAAGGGACAGATTGGCTAGATGCTAGATTAGTAGGTGGCTATCCTTCAACATATCCAAAAGTCAACTAATGAGAAACAAGACAATCAAGAACTCTTTCTCTTCTGGTGAAATTAGCCCACTTCTTAGAGGTAGGACTGACATACAACAATATGCAGAAGGGGTGGAAGAATTAAGTAATTTCTTGATTCGTCAACAAGGTGGCATTTCTAAAAGACCGGGAACTAGATATATAGGAGAGGTCTTAGATCAAACTAACGGATGCCGATTACATAGATTTGTATTTAATAATGAGACAGCATATGTATTAGAATTAACTAATACTAAAATACGCATTCTAAAAAACGAAGATTTTGTAAAAGAGGGTGATGTTACAATCACTGGTGCTACTCAAGCAAATCCAGTTGTGGTTACTGCAACATCTCATGGATATACAGATGGCGATATAGTTACAATCTCTAGTGTCGGTGGAATGACTGAAATTAACAATAGGGAGTTTATAGTAACAAACTCAAATCCTAATGATTTTGAATTATACGATATAGCAGGTAATGCTCTTGATGGAACAGGATATAGCACTTACACGACAGGTGGTGTTAGCAATAAGCATATTGTTTTTACAACACCTTATTCTACAACTGATATTGAAGGTCTTACTTTCGCACAAACTAATGATGTCCTTTATGTAGCCTCTGAGAGCTACGCACCAAGAAAGATTACTAGGACTAGCGATACCGCATGGAGTATCACAACAATGGATTATAAAGATGGTCCATACGGTGCAGAGAATACAGGAGATACCACACTTACACCTGCTGCCACTACTGGAACAGGAATAACTTTAACCGCTTCTGCCGATACATTTGTTTCTACAGATGTAGGTAGACACGTAAGATTACACCACACTGCTGCAAGTCCAATTGTAGGTTGGGCTAAAGTCGCTAGTTACGTGAGCGCAACAGAGGTAACTATAGATATAGAATCTGACTTTGGTAGCACATCTGCAACTAATGTATGGAGATTAGGAGCATGGTCAGAAACTACAGGTTACTCAGGCACAGTAACATTCCATGAAAATCGTTTATTTTTTGGTGGAACTTCTGTTGAGCCTTCGACATTTTGGGCATCCAAAACCGATGACTATAACAATTTTGAGCCTACTGGGACTGACCTTACTGTATTGGATAATAACGGACTTAGGTTTCAAATAGCATCCGAACAAAGTAATTCTATCCAATGGATGAGATCAGGTCCTATTTTATTCATAGGAACTAAAGGAGGTCAGTATGCAGTAAGATCATCAGGTGCAGCTATTATCCCTTCTGATGTGAACGTTTCTCGTCAAAATGGTTACGGTGCTTCAATCATAGAACCATATTTAATTTCCAATAGTTTAATATATGTAGATAGAACTACACGTAAAATAATGGAAATGGTGTATAATTATGACACCGATAACTATGAATCTCATGAGATTAGTGTAATTGCTAATCACATATTAAGGCAAGGTGTTAGAGCAATATATACATCTTATAGGCAATCACCTGATAATGTAATATGGTATGTGCTAGAGTCGGGGAGACTTGTAGGTATGACATATCTCAAGGAACAAAAACTTATAGCATTTCATAATCATGATGTGGGTGGAAGATACGAAAGCGAAACGGTGTCCAGTGGACTGCTCATTGAGGGAGAGACATACATCATTAAGTCTGCAAGCGGAGGGGCTGACTTCACTACTGTTGGTGCTAGTTCTAATACTATTGGTGTTGAATTTACTGCTACTAATATCACTCCTACTTGGGGAACTGGATCTTTGGCAAGAATTACAAATGCTGAAGCCAATGCAATCACAACAGTCCCAAGTGCCTTAGAGCAAACTGATATTACATATATAGCAGTCAGAAGGACAATTAACAGTAGCACTAAGCAGTATATAGAATATTTCACAGATGATGAGTGGGCTAACCATGACCAAGATAAAGATGATTTCTTTTTCCTAGATAGCGGAAGGTCGTATGATGGAACTGCTACTACTACAATTTCTGGTCTATGGCACTTAGAAGGTGAAACAGTATCTATTGTTGGTGATGGAGCAAAGTTGCCAGATGAAACAGTATCAGGTGGTCAAATTACCGTAGATGAGTCAGTAGAAAAAGCATCTGTAGGTTATAGTTATACAGCTTCATGTAAAACATTACCTTTGGATTTACAGGGAGATATTGGAAGTTCTCAAGGGTCTTTAAAGCGTGTATCAAAGGTAATTGTAAGAGTATGGAACTCATTAGGATGTCAGGTTGGAGAAAAGACTACAAATTTAGATGATATTGTATTTAGAGAGTCGGATGATAGGATGGACTTATCACCTCCATTATTTACAGGCGATAAGACAGTTCTAACCAATATGGACTACAATACAGAAGGTGGAATGTATATTCAGCAAGATAAACCTTTTCCTCTTAACCTTTTGTATGTAACATATGAAATAAGGAGTAATTTATAATGGCTGAAAAAAAAGGTTTTGAGTGGAGTGATTCTTTGCCTATTAT